TTGTAAGTTATAGTATATTTGTAATACAAAATAGTTGACCACGACCAACTAATAAGATATTTTTTAAAATTCCCTGTGGATAGACTGTCGTGGATCTTGAAGCAGGGTGTTTTTTATTATGACAGATTTATTAAAAGTAAACGGAAACCAAGAAGTAATCACTTCAAGAGAAATTGCAGAATTAACAGGTAAGCAACACGCTCATGTAATGAGGGATATTAGAAGTCTAATTTCTCAACTAACAGACCTTGAATTTAACCAATCCAATTTTGGATTGGTCGATTATAGAGCTGGAAACAATCAATTAAGAACTCAATATGCACTTACTAAAGAAGGTTCACTTTTACTTATGACAGGGTACAATGTAAACATGAGATTAGCAGTTCAAAAAAGATGGCAGGAACTTGAGGAATCTCAAAATAAATTGCAAATACCTACTTCTTTTAAAGAAGCTCTCCTATTGGCTGTAAAACAACAAGAGCAAATTGAGGAACAAGAGTTGAAATTAGCCGAGAACAAGCCAAAGGTGGAATACCATGATGAAGTACTTGATACGAGTTCTACGCTAACAATTACCTCTATAGCAAAAGAACTTGGTATGTCAGCTATTGAGTTAAACTCTGGACTACATAGAGCAGGTATTCAGTACAAACAAGGTAGTGTTTGGCATTTATATAGTAAATATGCTAATTGGGGTCTTACTAAGCTGAGAACACATAAGATTTCAGAAAGTGAAACTCACCACACTACTACATGGACTGAGAAAGGTAGAGAGTTTATTCATTGTGTAGTTAAAGGTTTGAGCGTAGAACACTTAAAACCTACAGTAAATGAAAGACCTTTAAACTTACTTTATAGACTATCTAGTTACAACAAAGCTATATGTTAAACTACATAGTTGTATAGATACAAGAAACCCTACCATAAATAGTAGGGTTTTTCTGTGTTCTCGGATTAGTTATTTCTTATTGGAAACCGATCCAAATATCCGCAGGTAATACTGTAGTTCCTGCTGAATTAATCTGCGTGCATTTGCAAAAAAGCTGTCTAATAATATCTACAGGTAATATTATAGTCTCCTTGCTTTCCAGAACTACTTCTACAGTTTCGGTTCCTGACACCGATGCAGGAAATGCAATTACACCACTACTGTGAAATGGTGTGTCGAATGTAGGAGCGTGTACTACTGCTCCAGCTTGTTCTATAATCATATTTTCTAATTTTTAAAGGTTATTAATTAGCGTGTTTGTACTTCAAATAAGAAAACTCATCTGAAACTATCGAGTATAAAACTCTAAATCTGTGGTCGTTCTTATCTATGATAAAAAATTCCACACTACTGTCTAATGGTAAACTTACACCATTTTCAATTAAAACATCCTCGATTTCCTGCCTACTTAAAGTGTTCTTGAGGTTCTCGGCTGTTTCATACCTTTTAGAGAAAATGTTTTCTCCCATTATTTCTTTTAAATCACTCATAATTAGTGCTTATTAAGGTTATACAATTAAGGTGTATAGTAAACTAATTCACCATTATACGTAACTATTTCTCCGTTGTATCTCACAATATTTGCTGAGATAGGTGCAACATTGAAATCAGTTAAAATATTTACTTCTCCTGCTGACCAAGCGTGTCCAGATATTCCATAGAAACCTTCTTGTGGTAAAGTGTAGTCTGCTTCTACTTGTAACAAACCATCTACAAATACCGACACATGAGAGTCTGTGAAATATACCTCAAAGAATCCTTCTATGTCTGTACCACCACTTGCTAAAGTTGACCAAAAACCGTTCTTGCGTTGTACAATTTCAATAGTATCACTATTTACTCTTGCACCTACAATATTAGTACTATTTATAAACTTAGCAAAAGGAAGCAGCCAATTATCATTTCCACCAGGATTACTATAATTTCCTGAAACTACACCTTCAATTTTCTTGTAGTGTTTAAAGTTCAAGTTCTCAGGGTTAATTCCTGATCCTGTTCTCGGAAAAAATGTTATTCCTTGACCAAAGTTCACCCAACCTAAATGGTCTGGAGCAGCACCATCAACCAACCTCCAATCAGGGTGATTGTCTAGCGGAGAACCAGTTTCACTTGGTGGGTAGAACTGTACATCTGTTTTCCTATATGGAATTGTCAGTTTATTACCTATTAATGTTGACATAGTTATTTATCTTTAATTGTTTTTACTAAAGTACTATCCACATTGTTAACTGTTTCTCGTACTTGTTTAACTCTATCGTTAGTCTTACCAACTGTCTCATCAATCTCTTCTACTTTATCACCTAACTTCTCTAGTTCTCGGCCTACTTGTGAGGTTTGGTCACTTCGTACATTCGGACTATCATCTAGATGCATATTAGCATTACCTGTGGCAATCAAAATAGTGCAAGACCAAAGAGTTGCTACTATTACTATAAAGGTTATAATTAGTTTCTTCATAAGTTCTCTACGTTTTATGGACAAGGGTCAGGATTAGTCCATACACCAGGTATTGCATCATCATTTAATCGTACAGGGGTTCCTGTAGGAGCAGGTGCTACAATTAAAGGTGAGTAATAGTAAGCACCATCACCTTGAGTTATATTAGGATAATTAATATACTTAATACAAACTAAAGATGGACACTTAGAGAATATATCTGTTACATTATCAGCAATAGGAGCATCTAAACTACCAACATACTCTAAATCTGGGCAATTTTCAGCTAAACTATATAGAGTTGTAGCTTTAGGTAAATATAGACTAATATGTTTTACTTTACTTGCTGCTATAAATCTACCTATACTACTTACATTAGTAAGATCAAAATCAGGTATTTCTTCTAATCCTGTTGTTTCAAACATATTACTTGCATCAGCAACATTACTTGTATCGAATAAATCTACATGATTTAGTAAACTAGTACCAACAAACATAAGAGCAGCTTCAGTAATATTTGCTGTTATACTAGGGTCAGATACATAGAATTTAAGTAGTTCTTGTTGATGTAGAAATAACCCTCGTAAGCTAGTTAATTCTGGACTTACAGCTACAAGAGTAGCTTCTGACATATAATGTGTGTAGTTAAATCCAACTTCTGTTACTGCTCTACCTGTAAGTACACTTTCTTGGTGTGCTACTACTGAGTAAACACCATCACCATTAGGTATTGAAACACCATCTAGTTTTAAATTATAACCTTCTATGTATAAACTTATATTATCTAGTTTAGGTGTGAATCTTATTTCAAAATCATCCGCACCTCCTCGTTCCCATACAAGAGCACCCCCCAACATCACTTTATTAATGTTGGTAGAGCCTAATTTTAAGTCTTGTATGTCGTTTGTTCCTAGCTTCATAATTACATTATAAAATATCCTGTTGTATTAATGTAAGTACCTAACAAATCATATTCAGTTTGAGTACCAACCCAAATATGATGCATTCTTGATGTAGTACCACCAGGGTCTTTCGATACTTTCTCGTTAGCTAAGTTATCAACATAATCTTTACGAGTTAGGTGTTTAACATCAGTAGGTACATCACCACCACCTCGTGTTGAAACATTACCATCATCGTGTACGGTAAATTCAGTTAATAGCGTAGAACCATCAGAACCCATATTCCTAAAGTACAGACTTTCACTTACAGGGTTTGCATAGATAAAAGCATTTGTAGTACCATCTTCTCTCTGTAAAGCAATATTTGCATTACCATCAGGAAGAGTAGGTTTAATATTTACATAATTAGCAGCAGTTAACATTCCTGATAACTCACCACCACTTAATGGTAATACACCTACCCAATCAGGCGTAGAACCACCTCGACCATAAATAGTACCATCATTAGGAGATTCAGGAATACCACCAGCATTTGGGTCAATCCATTCTTTACCATCACCTGCAAGGTTTGTAGCAAGTACTTGTCCTGCAGAACCTAAACCTAAACTATCTTCTTTATCGTTTAAAACTAACTGCGTATCATTGTTTATAGGTAAATCTAAAGGTGCTATGTTCTCAACTAAATCTAACCCAATAGTACTTTTTGAAATATTATGTGGGTTTGTATCTGTTAAGTGATCTATACCTACATAATTTCCTGCTACCACATCATCATTAAAATCTGATAAGTTCAAAGGTTTGTTCTTTATGTATGCCAAAGATGCAGGGTCGCTTTCATCCCAATCTGATTGTAGTCCTGTGACATCACCAAATTCTCTAAAAACTATCCTTCCTTCATCCATATCCACAGCCAACAACAAACCACCCATTCCTGTGTAATCAGTAGGGGTATCATTTAGAGCTAAGAATGTTTTGTTTAGCTCTTCTATATCTGGAATTTCATTGCTCATAATATTATTTTTAAGGGTTATCAATTATAGTTACATAGTTCTGAATAGTTTTGACATCAGTACCTATACTATTAGAAACTTGTAGAGTTACAGTAAATATTCCTGTAGTCGAATAAACATGAGTAGGATTTTTTACAGCACTAAAGTTTCCATCACCAAAGGCCCAACTATAACCTGTTGAGTTCTCGGATGAGGTATTCATAAATGATACGGATTCGCCTAGAACTGCAGTAGGGTCTGTACAATAGAAATCTGCAGTAGGTAAAACTCTTGGTGGAGTAGGTCTATCATTATTATCCAATGCTCTAACAACACCATTACCTACATACAAACCACCTGAAAAACTTGGTGTGTTTTGTGGTGAGGTTTCCCCTAAAAATTCCTGCTTAAAAGCTGGATATAAATCAGCGTTTGCTTCTAGATAAACTCTCATCTTTCTACCATAAGCATCTGCAATAGTTCCTTCTTGGTCAGCCAAGAACGAGCTTTCGTTTAGTTCTGCTGAGGTTCCGTTATCAGTATCTCTCTTTACAAGACCGCTATTCTCTGCTTTAAATACCATTTGGTTTAATCCAAGTGATAAAGCTTCGTGTACCAAAAATGGTTGTAGATATTTTTCGAGAAATCTCTCATTATCACCACCAATACAACAGTCTAAAGTATCTTCTTGTAGTTCTGACATAAACCTCTCACCTATAAGGTCAGTAGCTTTTAAGTCTTGAGCTATGATTATGAAAGGAGTAATATACTCATAGTCGAAATTACCAACAACACCGCTAAGTTCCTTGAACTTATCCTCTCCAATTAATATAATTTTACTCGTTGCCATCGCTTGTTCCTCCTTTCTTAGTTGAGTTTACAGTATTCTTTTTGTCGTTTACACTAGCATTAGCCTTATCATCCTTAACATCTTCCGTAGAACCAGATTCTATTAGAAGTTCGTTAACAAACATAATATCGGCTTCTGTTTTGTTAAACTTTAGTATCTTTTTCAAAGCTCTAATCATAAGTTTTTGTAGTGGAACTACAGAACCTTTTAGAAACATTTGAAATTCAGTATCTATTTCATCTGCCTTACTTGAGAAACCTGAGTTAGTTTTCAAACCTGCCAAAGATGGGTACGTTCTATGTGCCGAAATAATCATATCTCTGAACATTGGCAACATACGTTCTGTGTACTCACCTAAATTTGGTGGCTCAAATGTGTCAAGTTGTACCTTTTTTGCAGGGTCAGTACCAAAAAACATCATTAGCTTTTGACCATGAACACCTTTAAACTTACCTCTTACATAAGTTTCAAGATTGGCTTTATCATCTTCAGTTGGTTCTCCGTTAAAGAAGTTCATTATCATACTTGGAAAGAAACCATTTGTTACATCGTTTCTATTCAAAGAAGCAACATCATCTTCTAATAAAATGTATTGTACCGCACTCATATAAAGTGGTACTGTATAATACTTTTGGTTAGGTCTTTTGATTCTTTCTATGATTACTGCTGTATCTGTATCAACATTTTTTGGATCAAATACTGCTAAAGGTCTTGGTTTATGCTTTTTCAAATATTTCTTATTCCAATTACTTGAAACGTAAACTGTATCAATCTTTCCTTCTTCATTGTACAAACCTACTCTAACATCTTCATAGTTGAGTCTATTAATACCTACTATTCTAGTTCTGGCTGAGTTAAACATAACCTCCCAATAAATAGTTTCAAACATCGCAGCATCACCACTTGTATCGTCAATCAATTCCTCTAGAGATAAACCTTCTGTATCAATATCATCAAAGTCCAAGTACTGTTTGCCTTTAGTAATTTCAATCTGAAGGTCTCCGTTAACAAACGTTTTCTTAGAATCGAAAATAGCAGCATGAGTAGGACTTAATGTAATCAAGTTGGCTATGTACACAGGTAATTGATTGTCAGCACCGAAATAAACATAGTCTCTCACACCTGAAGCGTATTCCTCAAAATCAGGGATAGTTAACTCAGGTAAAGTACTAAAAATTCCATTATATATGATAGACATATCTAATTGTGTTTTAAGTAAGGGTACAGCCGAGAACCATACCCTTGTATTAATAACTTACTACTATGTTGAAGGGATAATAATATCCTCTCCAGGTGTGTAGCCTGATTCCGTAGGTGGGTTTGTTGTACTAATAGTATAACGAACACCATATTTAACAACCTGCTCTTCCGAAGTTTGAGCTATGCTTATAACTATCGGAGAACTAGTACCTGCTTCATATTGGTATGCACCACCATCAACAGAATATCTAACTTCGTAACCATCAGCAGAAGCTACATCATCAAAAGCAACAGATAGTTCACCTGCAACTTCGTCATAACTTGCTTGTACATTAGAAGGTCCTGATAAGTTAAATGTTAGGAACTCACCTGATTCATCAATAAGTATGTCGTCAAGTTCAGCATGACGTGCGTAGTTTAATTCCTTACCTGTCCAAGTTACCTCGTAACCTTGTAAAGAAGCACCCTCAGCACCTGTTCTACTTCCACCTGAAGTCATATCCACACCATTTTCCTCACCGTAAACTATATACTTTGGTTTACCATTACTCTCATAATTGTAAAGTTCGGCAACTATAATTTGCTTTCCTTTAGCAATGTTAGAAAGTTCTACAGAAGTATCGTGTTCTACGCCAAGCAATGTACCATTTATTGATAGTTCTACGAATGAAGTACCAAGTTTAGGGTCAGCAGACATTTCCTCTGAAGCATCCCCCAAGTCTATTGGTAAAGGAAACTTGTAGAATTTCAAAGGTTGTCCTGTTCCGTCAAGAATGTCGTATATTCTCTTTGGGTATTTAGGTGCTACTACTACATCACTTTCATAGGCTCCAATCCAAAGAGTTTTAATACCTGACATCCCATCTTTACATAAACTTTCTCCGAAAGCTTTAGTAATATTTAGACACTTACTACCCATGATATTAAGGATTTGTAGGAGGTGCAACAACAATCACACTATCTCCGTTAGTTGGATCAGAAGTAAGAGTAATACCCTCTACGAAAGGAGCATAAGCTCTTTCTTTACCTGTCCACGCAAGTTCATAACCCTGTAATGATGCAGATTCAGCTCCTGTACGAGAACCACCACCTGTCATATCAACACCGTTCTGCATACCATAAAGTATGTAAACAGGAATTTCTACCTCTCCACCTGAACCATCAGGTACAGATTGTTTGGTATAAAGTTCAGCAAGTATGATTTGTTTACCTCTCATCATACTTGTAAGTTCTTGAGCATAATCTTTACGTAACCCTAAAAGAGTACCGTTGATTGTTAACTCAACAAAACTTGTTCCTAGCTTTGGGTCAGCAGAAGCTTCTTCAACTGCATCACCAATATCAATAGGCAAAGTAAATTTCCAAAATGGAACATCAGTACCTTCAGTTTTCACACTTGTAACAACATTCTCACTATTAAGTAATACTTCTGTGTTATGCTCAAATGCACCTACCCAAAGATTCTTGATACCTGCCATAGCTGACTTACACGTATTGCCTTCAAAAGCTTTTGTTATATTTAGACATTTGCTCAAATCTCTTATGCACATCTTTTCAATGCGACTTTGTTTGTATTAATTATATTTCCAAATAAACCCTTTAGAAGATTTAGAAATACCTAATAAATTATTTTGTATTCCTGATCTACTTATTCCAACTATATGTGAAGCCTCTGTAACACTACCAAATGTATCTACAAAAACACCATCTAATGTATATTGAGAAATAGACACTTTGTATTTTTCACTTTTACCTTTGCTGTTGTTCTCGGCCCAAGTCATTAGTTGAATATTATTAAACGTATAGGGTAATTCAGACTTTATTCTATCTACAGAAGGTTTTAAATCTTTATGATAACCAGAGTCTTTCCAATCATTATATAACTCATGAAACTTAGGTTGACTATAAAGCCAATCTCTAAGTTCCTCCTTGCTATAAGTTGGATAAGCGTGTCCTCTTTTCTTAGAACTTGCTCTCTGAGAACCATATATAACAGATATTAAACCTTTCTTAGTTCTATAATATTTAAGTTGTGTTTCACTTCTCACCTCTTCGGGTGTTATAACAATATTTTGTTTTGTATTAGACATCTTTTAAATATTTATCGGTTAATAAAAAAGCCCTGCCTCAGCGAGACAAGGCTTCATTTAATTTTGATTTTCTACTACCTATTAAGGAGTTTTAGTACCAAGTACAAATCTCTCAGGGAAAGCATAAGATGCTGTATTCCACCAATGAGCTTTGAAACGGATGTTGTTTGACAAATCAGTATCACCCATATCCTTCAATGTAACGTTATTTCTATCGTTATCAATGTCAGTTAGGTAGTACAAGTTTGAAACAAACGAACCATAAACATATCCAGGATTTGCACCAACGATACCTGCGATTTTTACACCAAGGTAATTAGTACCTTTTTCGTCAAGATAGAACTGTGGCATTGCACCATTCTTTGCAAGAGCTTGTTCGTAAACAGCTTTGTCAGTTGTGTGCATAATGATAACTGCATCAGAAGGATCAAAATCTTCAACTTGTGCTAAAGCAGAATATACTTTACCAATCTCATCTAAGATATTATCAACAGTTAAAACACCTGCTAATGTTACCTTGTTTTGAGTAGGAATATCAGTATCTGCAACAGCCTCAGCAGTAATAGCAGACCAAATGTCCTTATCAACAGCAATAGCTACTCTATGTAGGATAGCTTCTGTAATAGCAGTTGCAGCTTCTGCGTTAAGAGAACCATCTGCTCCAGGTTGCATATCGTATGCAGACCATTCGATGTTTAGTTCATCCTTACAGAACTGTAAGTTAATATTTACTGGAGATAAATCAACAGTTTTATTGTTGATGTCACCACCAGCAGGCGTGAAATCACAAAGAGAACCTTGTAAGGCATCTGTACCTACTTGGATAGTTCTCAGAGTAGTTTTACCCTTTGCATTTTGACGGATTTGGAAAATCCCTTGAGCTAAAGATGAGCCTTTGACCATCTGTCTAGCTATAAGTTTACCAGCCTCTATACCAACAAATTGGTGAGTACTAGATTGTGACACATTAGCCATGATTTTTAATACCTATTTCTAGGGTTTTGTTTTCAATTTAACAATTACTTTTTTAAACCCTCTTCGACTAACTTAGTCATAGAGAAAGGTTCATCAGTTTTACCATCAGTTGATGGATTAACCTTTGTAGGCTTTGAAGCTGGCTTTTGCATTTCCAACTTTAATTCCTGCAATTCAGTTTCAATAGGTTCGAAACGTTTTAATGTTTCAGAAACAACCTCAGAAACTAGCTCTTTAACCTCATCTTTTGTGAAAAATTCACCTTGTAAGGTTTGTTGAGTATCTTCTTTTGGTTCTTTTCCTTCCTGAGAACCATCTTCAGGACCTTTACCTTCTTTGCCTTCTTCAGACATATATTGGTAAGTCAAACCTTGGATTGCATCAAACACCATGTTCATAGCTTTCTGGCCCCATCTAGGTGGAAAAGCTACATAATCATTAGGGTTTTTAAGCACATCTTCTGCGTTTGCTTTGGTTGACTTATCCACAGCTTCCTTAATCATCTGCTCAAGGACTGTTTTTTCTAAATAGAAATCAACAGCATCTTTGATAACTTCCAGGTTTTGCTCAGGGTTTTCTACATCAGGCTTTTTATCACCATCTACTTTTTTACCCTCTTCACCACCTTTGTTTTTATCATCTTCAGATAAATTCTGTGCTGGTTCTAAGTCAAACAATGTTTCAATGAACTTTCTAAACTTGCTCATATCATAAATTATTTTCAGTTAATAAATTGTCCAAAAACCTCCTGCTTTATGTCAGGCTCCAAGGCGTTGGATTCTACCTTGAACTTCTCAATATCATCTGTTATCTCTAAAATAGTTTCTTCAGGTAATTTACTCTCAATAGAAATGCCACGTAAACTACCATCTTGTACTCTATCCCAAATAGAATCATCTTGTACTTTTAACTTTACTCTCCACTCGTCACCATCCATGTAACTGTCTGCTACCTCTAAACCATCTGTACTTTCTAGTGAATGGTCTATGCTTAACTCTACATCATTAGCTATAAACTTTTGTGCTAAATCTTCTATGGTAGGTTGATTGAAATAGATAAACATTTCAGGCTTTTTACGATAAATCTTTTGTTTAGCTTTTAGTACCAAACTATCTACTATTCTGTTCTCGGCATCTATTTTACAACCATCACTTAATGAGCAAATACCAACATCTTCTCCGTTTGCAGGTAAACCCACAAGAGAAAGTCTTTTTACTCCTTGTTCATTTGTATTTACTCTGTTTATCTTCATTTGCCAAAGTTTACACTTATATAAAGGTACAAACCTCTGTATTAGCCGAGAACTCTATACTTGAGAGAGTTTTACCTACATTTTCAACTTCTTTAGGTGCTTGTAAACGTTTGTAAACGACTACCATTTTTGGGTAATTTTTCATCCAAATAGGAATTTTAATGACGAACGTTTCTAAATAGTAAGTTACAAATGTTACATAACTATGTATCAAATGTTACTTAGTAACAAATGTTACTTAGTAATTTATTAAAAATCAATACTTTATAATCCTTATGTATCAAATGTTACTAATAAAAATACTTTCCTTTTGTGTAACAAAGGTTACTTATTATGTCAAAAATTTTATATAACTTGACATTATAAGAGTAACAAGCTAATTAGATTGAATGATAATGAAATCTCGACTAAATAAATTTTTCTTTTTTCTTTTTCTTTTTTAAACTTTCTACTTAGCTGAGAACAGGATAAAAGATTAATTACTACCTTTACTTTTACATACTTCTAATCTTTTGGTTGCGTTCTCGGCAGTAACTATACAAACTCTGCTACATAGAGTAATAGTACTTTAGCTTTCAACTACTGCCGAGAACTATCAAAAACTTCTGTATGGTTCTCCGCCTAAATAGAAACACTATCTTTAATAGCATTATCTGCTTTAATCTTACCTTCTACTTCAGAACTAACAACATAGGCTTTCATAACTCTACTATTACTTTCGGTTATTTGTTGTTGTCTAGAAATATCTACATCATTAAATCCTGGTCTTGCTGAGGTATAACTAGACCTTATTGTTTTAGTAGGTGCACTAGAACTACCACCATCATAAGTAAGTTTGTTGACTTTGCTCCACTCAATACCACCTGTTATTGCCATTGCGGCCGCAGTAGCTAAGTTAGCAAATGACCAAGGTTGCATACCTAAAGCTCCTACGATAGCAGCACCTGTACTCATCAAGATACTAGCCTTTTGAAACTTTTTAGCTTTCTCAAACTCTTCTTTGTTTCTAGCATCCGAAGTATCACCTAATCCATTTAAAGCATCAGAAAGCATATAAGCAGTAATAACACCTGCTTGTAGTATATCCTCTTTTTTAGCTTGCAGTTCTTTTTGTCTAGCTAACTCATCTTTCTCTGCTTGTTTTTGATCCTTTGCTATTTGGTCTAAACCTCTTTTTCTAATATCAGCTTCTTCTTGAGCATACTGTTTAGTTAAAGCATTCTTTGTAGTAAAGAAATCAGTAAAAGCTTGAATAGCTAAAGCTTGTTGGTCAGGTTCTAAGCCTAAACCTCTAAGTTTTGTAAGAGAACCTGATAAAGTATCTCCCTCAGAAATAGTAATACCTGAAGTATCATAAACATTACCACTAAGCTCGGCTAAAACTTCGTCTGCTAATCGTTTAGCTTCTTCTAAGTTTCCAAAACCAAGCATTCTAGTAATAGCATCTTTCTGTTCTTTTATACTAGCTTTTGTTATAGACCTATCTAATTTTGCTTGAGATTTAAAGAAAGATAATATATCTTTAACAGCATCTTCACCAGCTTTTTTATTATAAGCAGCCACTTCATCAGCGTGTTTTTTAGCTTCTACTTTTAGAGCTACCAAATGTTTAATATAAGCAGATTTAAACTCAGATGATTTTGCTTTATAATTGTCTGTAAGTAATATAGATTCTAACTCTTCTATAGATTTACCATCAACAAAACTTTTTACAGCACTATCTATTTCTTCTAGGTGTTTCTTTAAACTATCAGCTTTTTTAGCTTGAGCATTATCAAAATTTGTTGCTATCTGTCTATATTTGGCATCTAGTTCAGCAGAAGATGAGAATAACCAATCACTATAAGATACAGATCCAAATTCATCACCTCTTGTTTGAGCAATAAGAAAACCCCTCATAGATTTAAAAGATTCTGTAATTGCTGAACTAACACCAGGGTCAGCTAAAAAGTCTTTCCAAATATTTATAAATTTAGTAGATTCTGTATTTAAGTTCTCTATAGATTTTACAGTATCACCTCCATAAGTTTTTAATAACTCTTTAGCAAACTCAGGAAGTACTTCATCAGCCATAACAGTACCAGCTTTCAACTGCTTGTCTAGTTCTGCAGTAGTTATTCCCATAGATTCAGCTAAAATAGCATAAGCACCAGGTAAATGATCTCCAAGTTGTTGTCTTAATTCTTCTGAAGATACTTTACCTTTAGAAATCATTTGTTCTAAAGCTTTGAAAGAACGTTCTAAAGATTGATTATCTAAATGTAGTATGGCAGCAGATTTATGTATATCCTCATAAATACTATTTGTTTGTGATAAAGTAAGATTACTTGTTTTAGTAGCTGCTCTAAATTTAGTGTATTGTTTAGTAATACTAATTAAATCCCCACCATATTTTGCAACTAACCCTCTAGTAAATGTCAAAGAGTTCTGATAATCTTCTTCTCCTGAAGTAACAGCCTTTAGAGCAAATTCCATAGCTGTATATTGCTTGTTTACTTCATAAATTTGTACAGCTAGTTTCTTTGCTAAATCTAATCCAACTCTTATAGCATTATTCCAAACGGCAAAAGCTTTGGCAGTTAATCCTGTAGATGTACCTAAATTTGTTGTTTTAGTATTAACATTATCTATACTATCAGAATAATCCTGAAGTTTCTTTCTTAAAGAATCAAGTTCTGCTTTACTTTTGCTTGTTTTTATATCAAGCGTAAACGTTATTTTCTCAGACATGGTTTCTTAAATTTTTCTTATGAATACTATAGCTTTTCTTGAAAGCTTTTAGTTTAGAGTTCTCGGTCCTGTAGTCCTCGGTTAATGCCGAGAACACAGAACTAAGTTGACCAAGTATAGCAAAATCTATCCAGATATTACTACTAACTGTTATCTTCTTATTTTCTTTATTTATTATCATAACTATACTTATTATTCTTGACAATCATCTACTTGATAAGGAGGTCCGTAACTACCCCAACCTGCAGAATTAGAATATTTAACTTGTAAGTACCCTATCTCATCCGCTTCCGTGTACATATACTGTACAGCATCAATATCAGGAGCATCAACAGTTACTTCTTGTATCTGAGTACCCCACTGAAACTTAAACATATATTGAACAGCATCAGGTTCAGCAACTACAGCACCATAAAACTCGTCAGTAGTTCTCTTTATACAAGAGTTAAGCTGATCTATTGTTGGTGAGTGGTCAGGTGGATTAATTACCTCTGCAGGAATTTCTACCTCTGCCGATAAAACACCAGGACTATCTTGATATTCACCTGTTGTGTCTTTAGCAACTACTCTAAAACTTGCTTGATGTGTACTACCATCTTGAGCATAACTAAATGAGTGAGTACTAGATGTTACATCAGAAATATCTTTAGTACTTGTATCTACATAAACCCAAACCGTGTATAAATCTGCATTTGAAACATCATCCCATTCACAATGTATTGTGTCTGTAGCCTCGTCATAAGTTGCTACCAAATTAGTAGGTGCTGATAAACTAGGTATAGCAGGAACTGTATAAACAGAACTTGTACTAACAGGCGAATCATCAGCTATACTAGAAACTGCATACACTTCATAATATACTTCTTGGTCTGAAGTTGTAGGATGAACATACGCTGTAAATGATGGCGTTGCATTGGTAGCTGTGTAATCTTCTACTCCATCAACAAACATCTTTATCTTATAGTTCTCGGCATTAGCTACAACATCCCAAGTACCTGTGAAAACATCATTTACATCTTCCCAAGCTGAGGTTAAATTTTGAGGTGCTTCTAAAGCTGGTCTAGGTCCTGCCCACTCTGAAGTTCCTGAAGTAAGTCTTAGAACATTACCTCCAGCACTATGAACTTCTGTAGCATTTGTAAATGGATCATAAGCTCCAGCAATATCGAAAACATCACCATCTATTATCAAACCTGTAAGAACTCCCTCAAGTTGTGCTCCTGTATAACCTCCATTGTTACCTACATATTTTAGTAAATCACCATCAGTATTATCAAACGTAGTCTTTAAAGTATGTTGTAAACCATCGGCAACCATACTATTAACACTATATCCTGAAGGCATATCGTATTCATCTTGACCAATTACAGGCTGACATATTTTGTTATCTAGCAACATTTCCGTAGAACCATCTTCCATTCCTGTAATTTGAGTATCTCCTGAACCTACACCAAGTAGTAAAAAGTAAGGAACTGTACTAGCATTACCGTGGTCTCCACCAATTAATGCTTGCTCATTAAGTAAGTTAGCATCCAACATAAATGTTATTGTTGAGGTATCAGCATTTATAGGTGTATCTAACTCCCAAATCGCAGCATTTGCTTCTGTAATTCTAATACCTATAACATCTTGAGCAGGTAAAGCAGGAATTACAACATCTATAGAAGTAGCCATTTGACTACTATCCCATGTTCCTGTAGAATCATTAGCTACTACAGTAGTGTAATAGGTTTGCTCAGAACTCTCTTGATTTACTGTAAGATTAAAGTATGGGTTATTTGTACCATCATCTAGGATATTTCTTGTATCAATAGCTACTCCATTTCTATAAGTAACAAAGTCATAGTCTGTAGCATTATCTACTCTATCAACACCTATCTGTAATAGTTTATTTACATCACCCCAAACATACCTATTAAATATTGGTGTATCAAGAGCATCTTCACTTGTTTGTGGTGAAGTTACTGCATCTGAGTCTTGGTACATATCATTTCCAATAGCTTTAAGTGTATAGTAATATGTAGGATATGCTTGTTCTAGGATATAGTAAAACTCTGTTTCACTTGCCGCTAGATTAATAGTATCTAAATAAGTACCATCACCTAAATATGTTTTTATCTCATAAGCACTAGCATTTGGAACTGCGTGCCAAGTACCATGTAAAGTGTTATTAGTTTCAGGTAAATATTCAGCAGTTAATCCTGTTGGATTACTTAGCTTACTAAACGGAATTGTTACAACAGGTGAATTAGCTACAGGTGAAACATTACCACCATTTGTACTAGCTCTAAGTGTGTAATAAACCTCTCTATCTACATTTTTATGAGGCACATCAGCTTCAGTAAATGTAGTTCCTGTTACCATAAATGTTTTGTAAACAGTTCCATCTGTTACCAAACTTACTGTGTATTCAGTAGCATCAGGCACAGCATCCCAAGTTCCTACTAAATCTCTTGTATTGCTATCGAAAGTCAAAGTCAAGTTTTTAGGAATTTCTAAATTGGTACTAGCTCCCCATTGGTCTCTAATAAGTTTAAAATTTACAGGGTATCTATCCATAACATCATAGTCAGAATAACTTAATATTCTAAACTTTAGATTATCAAATATAACAGGTGCAAACTCATTTAGTTTAGCATAATCTTCAGGTAATAAATGAATATCAATATCTAATACTTTAGAATCATACTCATACATTCCATCTAGTATTTCCTTATACTGAGCATACCAAAATGTACCTATTTGATGAGGTAATGGCATTACATAAGGATCTGTTTTATACTCTAAATCATAGCCTCCTGTTAAGGCCCAATTAGCTTCATAAACTTTCTCACCAGGAGCTAAATCATTTGAGCCGAGAACCTTGTAGTAGTTTACTTCCTCTAATAACTTACTGTGGCAGAATGGGTATGAATGTACTGATAAGTTAGCACCAGGATTTTCTATACCTGTAGCTAGAGAAATAGAATCAGAAGTACCATCATCTTTTTGTATAGCTCTCAAAGTTAAATCCCAATAGAATAATCTATATCCAGGATTTATAGTTGTAAACTTCTCAATATCTTTAAAGTTACGTGGCATTAATAAAGAATGTACATCCTCATTAATAGATTGTATTGCATTTGTAATAAATGGCTCGAAAACACCTGTGTATTCTAAAGACTCTTTAGCGTATCTATTGTTAGTGTGTATTTTTATTAAAGCTCCAAAATCTACACCGTTCTCTTCTTTGTAGTTCTTATTTAGAAAGGATAAATTCTCTTTCCATTTCAAATCAATAGTTTTAGGTAAATATTCTGAAGCAGGTTTTATATTAAACTTAGACTTCCTATCTACCATTGGTGTAATATCTAGAGTAGGTGTAGCATTTTGTTTCCAAATATCTATTAATGGCATTATCATAAACTCTAAAGCATCACCTTTGTATCGGTACTTAATAACACTTTTTGTTATCATAAGAAACTCTTTTAATAACTCAAGTTGTGTCATATCACCAAAGTAACTACCCATCTTTCTAGCATTTGGATCAATTACCATAGATGGAACAGTTATCCCACTATTAACACCTATTGTAAAAGTTACCCACATTCCATCAGGTGCTGTTGTTACAGTATTCCTGAGTTCTAGGTAAACTTTATCACCTTCAGCTAAAGTTACTTCTGCTGTAAGTTCTACTCTAAAGTAAATACCACCAGCTATTATCTGTTCTGAGGCTAAGTCTGTTTTTGTTGTACCATCTGCAGTTTCATGAACTAGATAAATAAACATTTCTAAATCAGAAGTGTCAATATCTGTGAAGTAATTACCACCAAATACAGAGGCAAACCCAAAGTCACCATCATTAGGAGCTACAAAATTGTAGTTTGACCACAAAGTAGTATCACTTACATTATCTAGTTTTATTTTATGCATTAAAGTTTCAGGTAATGTACCAAATACAAATTCAGCATCATAAGTTTTAGATACTTTAGCATACTCAGCTTCAGGTATAGCTGTAGATTTAGTTTTAGAAGAACCAGGTAATTGTAAGAATAAGTTATCGAATTGTTTATTACCCTTATAAAAGTCCATATCAGCCGAGAACTGCATCTGTTCTAGCTCACCTGTAGATGAGATAGGTACAAACTTACGCTCATTTAACATATTGTCTATAAGTGGTATAAACTTCATTGCAGGCGGTAACTTATAACAATCAATCGCTTTCATTATTACATGAGCACCACTACTACTATTTAACAAACCGTAGAAAGGTGTATATTCCTCAGTATCTGTTTTTACTCTATCCTCTTCATGATAAAAACCATACCCAACATTATCTTGTAGTGGGTAAAACATCTCAAATGTATCATTGAAAGAACCATCATCAAACTGAAGTTGTCCATTCCAACTATCTATTATTTGTTGATTGCTTGAATAAGTGTGATTAAACTTCTCTAACCACTTTAAATCCTTAACTTTTAATGCTTCAAGAGCTGTTTTTAAAGTATTTAATCTGCCAAAAATTGCTACTTTGTAAATATCGGCATTAGAATCATAGTTTATTAATTGAATATTACCATCCAATATTACAGCACCATCATTTTTAACTTGACATTGGTAAACTTTAATAGCAGGGTCGTGTCTAACATCACCTTTATAGTCAGTATGTGTAGGTGATACCAAATGTAAATCTCCGAAATCATTAAAGAACTCAGCATTAACTTCTGTACCCATCAAATCAAACTCATGTACATACTCGGAACCTACTTTAGTAAAAGCTTCCAAGTCTAGTACATCAAAGTTTATAAGCACAGCAAGTTTAGTTCCTGAATAGAGTTTAGTCCATTCTCCAACACCTGTTGAGCTATTTCTTTTATATCCTAGTAATTCTAACATAAGATTAAACTTTAGGTAAAGGTTTTGCTACCTCTACAGTTAATTCTATTTGACTTAATGGTTCATTTGTGCTTGACCTATAAGGTATAATATCAGCTTGAATAAATGCTCTTTGTATATCCGAAGAACCTGTCATAAGTATGAAAAACTCTGTGGCTAAAGCATAATCAGCAACAGCATTCATACGGTCTTTATCCATGTAATCTGTTTTAGCTTGAAACTTCATACGTGGTTTAATATTCCACTTACGTTTAGTTCCATCGTATTCCTCTAGTTCTTGGCTATCCCTAGTAATACCTGCTGTGTTCTTCATAGTAAATGGTATTGTTGCCCACATAAAACTTGTATCTAGAAACAACAAATCAAATGAGAAATCATAATCCATATTACATTCAAAGTTTACAGTAAGATTAGTAGTCATTAAAGTTACAGTACTACCACTTACAGTAGCAGTTTCTACTATCTCTAAAGTTTTGTGAGTAAGACCTTCTGCTATGTTACCAATAACTAACTCTAAATAGTTATTCTCAATATCATACATAGGTTTGCTATAGAATATCTCGTGCGTAGAACCATCAGCATAGTGATCTATAAAGTTTACTGTAACCTGTTGGTTAGTATGACCGCTATGTTTTACTACTTGGTAATACAAACTCTTCAAAGAATTTTGTTGCCAAGACATAGTTTTATTCACAATCTTATCAGGATTACTTGGGTCAGTAGGTTCAAATATTACAGAACCTTCTCCAAGTTTAGGTGTCATGTGTCCATATTTGTAAGCTTCTCTACTTACTCCACGAACAGCTACAAAAGAAACATCGCTTGCAGGGTCATACACTTTCAAACCCCAAACACCAAACTCATCTTTCGAAATAGTGTAAGGTCTTAATGTAACATGGGCAAAACCATCATCTACAATTAGTACTTCTTTAACAAAAGTTACTCTAGGTGTAGGTTTAGAAATAGAGCGTAATATTACTTTTCCTATACCAACTTCGTAATCAACATCAGCTTCGTAAGCATCAGCCTCAGCATCTGCTCTATAAACTCCATCTATTACAATCTCAACTCCTACTTTAGTTCTATACGCAATAGTTGAGGTACTTAGAGTAATATCTAATCCATAACTTATTGGTACAGCTTTTGTTGGGTCTATATTTATCAGGTTAACATTCATGATTACTCGTTTATAAATTTATCACAATTAGCTTCTCTACCTACTTGAACTTCTACCTCAACTTGATAACCTTCTGTTTGGTCCTCTTGATACAAACCTGTTGGTTCGTAGGTATGTTCATTATCGTATCTACTTACATAAAGGTTTTTGTTTTCCATAACCAAATCACGTATAATCTCTAGCGTAGAACTCTGAATTGATAATCTATCACTTAAATTAGATTTTACTTTATCCGTTACAGTAAGCGTAAGCTTTACTTTAAAGTCTGAGGCATCTACCAAAGATAGATATGCTCTAGGATATTGCTTTCCTGATTTACTTACACTATAAGCAGTTTGGTCTCCATAACCTGAACTGTTTACATCTACGTGTTGAATGTATCTCTTTAGTAAATCATCTACTACTTCTTCAAATGTTTTCATATTAAGAAAATTTAGCGTTTTTTAAATTCTTTTTCATCCAAGCTATTTCGTTTTGTTCTACAAGAGCAGCATACATACTTTCGAAAATACGTTGTATCTCCTTATCATTGTGTATCTTTTCTATGTAGTTCTTGGCATTAAATCCCTCTTTTTGTATTGACTTAGCAATAGCAAATTGAACACCTTTGTCAGAAGTGTACTTACTAAAACTACTAGGTGGTGGCATCTTGTTACCATACTTGTACGGAGAACCAGGAACTTTCCTCTTTGTTCCCGAAACACCTTTGTCTTGGTATTGGAAATATTTATCTACAGTAACAATTACAACATCGGTATCTTTCTTAAACTTAGCCGAGAACGAGAAATCACCTTTGGTAATCTTCTTCATCCTTTCCTCTAGTAAGAAAAGATGTGTGTTTACTATCACCGTATAGTCTGTATCTATAATTCCCATTACTTTGTTTTGTTAAAGTTTACTGCTTCATCATAACTTAGTCTATTCTTATAAACTGCATAAGCAAAAGCTTCACTTATTGGTGAAAGTAGAGCTTCTGTTCTTTTCATAAAATCACCACCTGTAAGCATATACACGAAAGCGAGCCATCCTAGCTCTCCTGTCTCATTGCTTGGTACTATCTTTGTAGTCTTAGGAATTTTCAACAAACTATTGTTGTATTCCTCTGTTATTTCATGATGGCTCGTAATGTAAAATTTACAACTGCTCTGACTACAACGTATGACATCTTATCTAGGAAAATCTTTTCCCTGAGTTCTAGGCTAGTGTCTGACTCTGTACTATAAGGTTTAGTGTTGTACAAAATATTGTTTTGTTTTGTTACTTCTCTGTAAAGTACTGCCATTATCTTTTCAATGTTATTCTCTACATCAGATAACAAATCTACTAAATCAATATAAGCTCCTGTCTCAATAGTTTTGAAATTTGGTTCTAAGCCATACTTTATACCATCTATTTCAATAATCCTATAATCCTCAATGTTAATCTTTTCCTTTGGTAAATCTGTGAACAATGGAATTACCACGTTAGCAACTTTGTTGAAAACTTCTATCGGAAAAGCTCTTACTTCCTCAATATTAATCTTGTTAAAGTGTGCTATTAATTGAGCTGTTCTCTCTAAATCGCTGAGGTTTTCCACCTTCATCAACTTGTTGAAAACTTTAACATCGTTAATTGTTAATTCTTTTATAGAATTAGGAATAGTTAAAGTAAGCTCTTCTACATTTATTTCTTTTTCTTTCTCCATATTATTATAAAGGTTTTAGATAAATGAATATTTACCTACGTTTCTTTTTAGTTTATCTCTACAAGCATAAATCACACTATCGGTGTAGTGGTCGTTACCATCCTGTAGCTTATCAATACTTTCTCCATTCTTTGTAAGCCATTCTAAATCTTCAAACTCTCTTACCAAATTTGGATCATCATAGTACACATTAATAACGTAATCATTCATACTATGTACTGCTTCTTCTTTATGTCCAGGGTATTTCTTTATGCCGAGAACTGTACACTTTGACATACCATCTAACTCTTCAATCAAACGTGGTGCCGAACTATCAGCAATAATTACTTGTCGTTGAGGTACTGCTTGGTACATATCAGCTATTTGTTGAGTACTTAATCCTGAACCATAACCATAACCTCTAATCCAAAGCTCACCATTATAAAACTTAACATTCGATAGTGTAGTAGGGTCAGTAAATCCGTAGTCAGAACCCCAAGAACTCCACTTCTCGTTTGAAGGCCAAGTATTAACAATGTTGAATTTAGGAAAGGCTGCAAGTTCTGCGTTTGCCATGTACCTACCCTCAAGATATACTGCTCTAAACCTTGCATTCTTACTTCCTCTGTACTCTATCTCTTCAATAAGTTCATCAGGTAAGTTCTCAAGATTGTCTTTATAAGTAGAATGAATATACTTTGTTTTAGGATTCTCTAGTAATTCAGTAATCCATTGCTTTCTACGTGTAGGATTTTGTGTAATGATAATACTACCACTTAGTAGTCGCATTCCTACTTGGCGGAGAACACCATCAGCTTCAGGACTTAGATTAAGCTCATCAAATAAAGCATAGTCTGCCTCTATTCCTGTGAATTTATCTTCTGCATTGTGTTCACCATGACTCATGAAATAAACTACACTACCATTTGGATAAGTAAGTGTAGCTTCCTGCTTATTGAAACTGTCTTTATTCCAATAACTACCAGCTATTTGTTTATAAGGTTTGATTAAGTTCTTTTTGGTAATAGGAACTGTTAAACCTGCCACAATAAATACTAAAGGGTTCTCACTTTTCACAGCTTTTAAATGAAATAGCTGTAAAGCAGAGTACGTCTTTGAACTTCGAGTACCAGTCAACCCCCTGTGCTAAATAAGTATCTAAAGCCTGAGTTCATCGCTTGGATGTACTTTTCGCCTACAATACCTATCTTTAGCACAGGGGTAGTATTTGTATTTACGTTATTCATAATCTTCTTCCTTTGTTGTCTGTTCTAAGTATATGCTTCAATGTATTTACATTTATACCAAATCTATCTGCTACATCTGCTCTACCATAGTTTACTCCTTTGAGCTTTTTCTGAGTGGCAACGTATCTTCTAACTTCTTTTACAAAATCATCAGAATATTTACCCATACCATTGTTCAAACCTTTTTGAGGTTTAGCCTTGCCGTAAATATACCCTCTTCTTACGTTTTCAGAGTGAGGTATATACCAAAGATTATCTAAATTATTGTTTAACGAATTTCCATCTTTATGGTCTATATCGTAATTACTTCCTGGTCGTTCTCCTTTAAAAGTTAAAACTTCAATTACGTGAACAGAAACTGTTTTATACTCTCCTTCATCACTTTTCAACATTGTTTTATAATAACCACCTGTGACAGCAGGTTTTAATACTTTAACCCTTCCTGTTCTTTTGTAATTAAGACTTCTAATTCTTCCAAGATTGCTAACTTCATAGCCTGTGAATCCTGGTATCACTTTCCATATTTCTTCCATAACTTATTCATCTAAAAATTTATCTAAATCTTTCTTGGCATCTTTGTTTTGTACTACAACTTTTAAGTTATCACCATTAATGTTTATAGTACCTTGGTTTAGGTTCTTGGTAAATGACAAATACTTTAAAGCCGTGTCAACATCATCCATGTTATTTTCTACAGTTTCTATAGCTTTATCTCGTAAAGCAATTCGTGCTTCTTCAACTACACCTCGTAGGTCAAACTCACGTATATACTTATAGATTGTTTCTCTACTTGCACCATAAGCTTTCACTACTTTACTTATATTACCTCCTGCATTGTATATATTTTCTGTGAGGTCCTTCTTTGTTATATTTAATTTCTCCATAATATGTTTTCCTCCTTTCTGTACTATTATAAAGGTTTAAAGCAAACCCCAACTTATGCTGAGGTTTGCCACAATAAACTACACACGTATTTTACTAAAACCTCTGAACTTGTCAGAGTTCTTCTCGAAAGTGTCAGCACAAACAAATATTACTTTGTACTTACCTTCAAGATGTACTGCCTTATCTCCTGTTCTCAGCAAAGTAATTAGATTCTTTCTACTAGCCAATTTGAATAGTAATCTCAAATCAATAACTACGCTTCTTCTATCTTTGGAAACTACTACAAGGTTTTGCTTTACTTCCATAGCATAATCAAGTACGCTTTCCATAGTAACTTTATCACCAAGTATTACAAAGTTATCAGGTGCTTGTTTAGGCTGAGAACTGGATTCTTGTGTTTCCTGGTTTTCTTCCTCTACCTCTTCCTTTTCAGTTAATTGCTCTTCAGCCATATCACCAATAGCTTCTTTTGACTTTGCCTCAGCTTCAGCTTTTTTACGTGCTTTAGTAGCTTTGATTTTCTCGTTAATCTTTGCCTGCTCTTCAGGTGTTCTTTTTGTTGACATAATATTAATATTTATTGTTACTTAATTATAAAGGGTGTAGTCTAGTTCTGCAGTTGTAGCAACATAAACTAAATCTACTTCTTTCTTTTTTACCTCTTTTGTTTTCCTATCGTACACACTTTGTCGATATTCTAAAACTGCAAAGGTTACTTGACCTCTCAAAAATTTGATAATCTGAGTAGGATTGTAACCTCTTATTTTCATCTGCTTCTTACGTAAAGCAGTACGGAATTTGCCGAGAACTCTCAACATTATTTCACTTTGCAAATCATGTAAACTTGGTTGGTGACTTAATAACTCAGGATAACCCCAAAGTGTTTGTTCTATAACCTCTTTATAAAACAAAGCTAAAGTATCATCTACCTTACCAAGTTTCTTAGATTCAACTAATGATGATATGATTTGCTGTGCTGTTAACATTACTTACTTACATTATCGAAAGGTTCAAATTTTGTCCAAACTTTACCTCCTTCAAAGTCTATTCCCCAAGTAACTATACCAAGGTTAACTCCATAAGTAGTACCCATATCAAGACTAATACCATAAGTATTATCTTTATCTTCAAAACTAACAAGAGTTATTCTTTGTAATTCTTGTTTAGTAGGTGTTTTTGTACCGAGAACTTCGTAGATAATCTTTCTAATTGTGTTGTCGATAGCTTGTTGCATAACCTTTACAGTAGTGTCCATCATTTCCTTGTACTCAGAAGTTTCCTTATCGGAGAACTCAATAGGTTTTGCACTGTTTTTAATTACTTTCATCTTTGCCTTTTCCATATCTTAAAATCCTAATGAATTGTACATTTTGCTTTCCTCGCTCCAAATTTGCATTCTCTCGTTAATCTCAGCATCTGCTTTTGCTCTACGTTTCTTTTCCTCAACCAACATTTGTTTAATAAGCTTGATGTTCTCGGCAGTAGAAGGAACTTTTGTAAGAGCTTCTTTTTCTGCTTCAAGTTTACTTACCTTGTTCTTTAACTCGGTAATTTTAGCGTAGAACTTAGCCTCAGTTCTATTGATAGATTTAAGTACATCTTCTGCTGTAACTCCATCTACAAAATCCCAGTGATTTTTATAATGTCTGCTTTCTATAATTCTATCTTTAAATAAATCAACTACACTCATATTATCATATCGTTTAATTTGGTTCTACAAGTATGAAAGTATCTTCTACTACATTCTCGCTTTGTTGGATTTTTATACCACGAAATCTAGGGTTTTCTATATTTACAGGACTAGCCATCATAGACATTATGTGGTAAATCATGTAGTTGAAATCTACAGGATGAAGTACTACCTTGTCAGGATAAATTTTAGAGAAACCTTGTTTATCTCTAGCTCTACAAAAATCCCTTATCCCTATATTCAATCTATCAATAAGTTTATTGATTCTATGTTTAGTTTCTACATCCATAACTTATAACTCATCTTTATATTTACCTCCGCCAGTAGGACCAAAACCTTGGTTTAAATCCTTGCTATCACTATTGAATACTCTAGCATCTTCACCTGTGTTTATACCTTTTGGTAGAGAAGTGTTCTCAGATGTAAGCTGTGGCTCTGTGGTATGGTTTTTAGTGAACTTATTATACTTAATAATGAACTCTTCTGTTGCTTTAACCAACTTGTCTTTGAATTGTTCTACGCCAGGACTGTGAGACTTCTCCGAGAACAGAACCAAACCCTCTCTAAAAAACCCTGTACCTACTTGATAATTTACAAGTAGTGTTATTTGGAAATAGTCAGGCTTTTTTGCTACCCAACTTTCATCAGTATCAACATCGGTTATTCTTAAAGTTTGTAGTTCAGGTTCTGCTCCTACTGCTAATAAGCTGGTAAGCATATCATCTACCCAAACTACTTTTGTGTTATAAAATCTTGACATAACGTTTTACTTTTCCGAGAACTACTTCCCTGTTACTAAATACAATTTGGCACTTGCTCCATCTCTTTTCTTAACTCCAGAAAGTCTTGTTAAATAATGACCAAGTCTTACGCTCCTACTTCTACTAACAGGTAAACCACAGGCAGTTGTTAACTCTGCTGTGGTAAACCATTTAGCACTAAACTCTTTACGCTTTAATACCTTTGTGATTGTATCACCAAACTCAGGTATAAATAAAACCTTGTTATCTTTCATAAATATTATTGTTTAATTTCATTACTATATCAAAACTAAGTC